CCTGTTCGGTTGGAGTGGATGCACCTATTGTGAAGGTGGTCATCCCAACGGACAAGCCCTCAAGCGTGTACAGGCCATGCCAAGACGTAGTTGAGGTTGTTAACCACAGAAGGTTACCACACCACAAGCAGGGTTGCTACGCTGCGTCAGTAGTCAGTGAGATTAAGAACCGGTTGGGGTGTCCCAAGATTACAGAAGCAAACCGGCTTGCTGTACGAAGAATGGCACACAACATTATGGCGAAGCACGGTCTCCGACCTTCCACCATTCGGAGGGTTATTGAGCGTGTTATCGCCGGGGTTTTTGTCCCTGATGAGGAGGATTTGCTTGCAGCAAGAATGATGGCTAGCGTGGGTGTTAAGGAGATGCGACATGAGATGAATGATGCCGCACCCAAAACCATTTGGTCCGAGTTTGCAAGCAAGATCTGGCACCCGTTCAAGAACCGCGGCGCGGAACGCGTCCGCGGTTCGGTGTGAGGTTGCCTTGGCGTTATCAACGGTATCAGCCACTCAAGTAACTTGAGTGAGCCAAGACTGGCCGTTGATAGACACGCTAAGGACACAGTCAAGCCCCGAAAGTTGTTCTCCATATCGGAGATGTCTGGCAACTTGAACCTCGGAGTGAACAACTCAGACATAGGTACATTGGAGTGTGCGTTATTAACACGCATGTATTACTGCGAAGTGAATGGAGACTTCGTAACTCCACCCCCCGTAGACAAGGTTCTGTTTGCGGGTCGGCTTAATGAATTCAAGCAATCTCTATTGGGATGTATGGAGGAGCCCACCAAATTTACCTTGACACAGGTTGTTGAGACGTATTGTGGTCGGCGTCGTACTATCTACGAGAATGCAATGAGGAAGTTAACCGAAATTGGTCTTTCAAGGAATGACGCTCGCTCTATCGCGTTTGTTAAGATGGAACTAGTGAATCCCAAGAAAGCCCCTCGTTGCATACAACCGCGTGATCCTGCTTATAACTTGAGTTTAGGTAGGTACATCAAGGCTGTCGAGCACAAGCTGTACGACGCCATTCGGAAGGTGTTCCGTGATGGTCCCACAGTGATGAAGGGGTTTAATGTGGAGGAAATAGGGTCCATAATGCGCGGGAAGTGGCGAAGCTTCAATGACCGGTGGCTATCGGATTAGACGCCACCAAATTTGACATGCATGTGTCGCCGGCAGCTCTAGCTTGGGAGCATAGCGTGTACACCGACCTGTTTAGGGGAGATAAACAGTTAAAACGGTTGTTACGCTGGCAGATGAACAATAAAGGTGCAGGGTACTGTGGGGATGGGAAGCTCAAGTACTCTGTCACCGGCAAGCGGTTCAGTGGCGACATGAACACCGGCTTAGGCAATTGCCTTTTGATGTGTGCTATGGTTTATGCATACGCACGTAGTCGCGGTGTGCACGTCAAATTGGTTAACAACGGGGATGACTGCGTGGTTATCATGGAGAAGGTGGATATGGTTCGGTTCAACAATGGTTTGGACGCATGGTTCATCGAGATGGGGTTTCGCATG